CCGGGAGTCGAATCGGCTGGCAGACGAAGCCAAGGGATATGCTTCGGAAGCTGTGGCCAAAGCGGTCCAATGTGGTCAATTGCTCTTGCAACAGAAAGCCGCGCTCAAACACGGTGGTTGGTTGGATTGGCTGGCGGCCAATCTGTCCGAGATCAATGAGCGCACCGCCCGACGCTACATGGCTTTGGCAAATCGGACACATGTGACCGATTTGAACGACGCCTCCAATGTCCGGCAGGCCTACCTCGCCACTGGAATCATTCCGCCCTCACCCAAGAAGGAACTCACAGCTACAGATCCGGATAAGCCGTGGGTTCGCTTCACCCGCTTGCTTGACGGATTTCGCCTCTGGTTCAACAAGCGAATCGACTCCGAACCGCTTGACCATTGGCCCACCGAATCCCGGCGCGTCCTTAAAAATGAACTCCGGTGGTTTGCTGAACTCTATGAGCGGTTATGAAGTGGTCCCGATCCTCTAGGCCCTCCGAGATAGCCTGCTTGGTCTCAATAATCGTTAGGGATGTGGGCGCAACGCAAGGTGTGTAACATGTTGATTTCCAATAAAATATCACTCAGCAGGCTTCCGTGGCCAGCCTTCAGATCGGGGTTGCCCCGACCACCGTTGAGTTTGAATGAGATTTGATTTTCCGCGCTTGACACTTTTGCAAGAGAACGCCCCCGTGGGATCATACGTTTTTGCCTCTGATTTCCTTGGTTTGAGCCGGGCAATTGCACCCTTTTGATCCTGTCGCGGGTCGCGTCAACTTGACACGTTGCTTGCCACATGGGCGATGGAGCAAACATCACTCCAGAGATGGCGTCTCGCGTCCTGGACGCCAACTGGAAGAACGTGGTCAAGAAGGTCGGGGCGGGCAAAACGCTCAACGCGACCGAGCTCGCGGTGATCAAAACGCGGGCGGCGGGAAGTCACGATACGGTCACGCAGGCGAAGGACCTAACCGAACTTGCGCGGGTGTTGGGGGTCAGTCGCCAGACCATTTACTCGTGGAAGAAGCGCAAGGACGCGCCTAAGCCCACGGCCAATGGCACACATGATGTGGTGGCCTGGCGGGAATTTATCCGGGTGCATGACCTCAAGGCCGGTCTTTCACCGGATGCCGAGGTTCTCAAAGCGCGCAAGCTGCTAGCGGAAATCGAGGACCGGGAACTCAAGGTGGCGCTCAAGAAGGGACAATACCTTCTGAAATCCGAGGTGGAAGGAGAGTGGAGCCGACGGATGGCCGTCCTCAAAAACCTCCTCTACGCCAAACTCACTCTGGAACTTCCGCCATTGTGCGTGGGACGGGACGCCGTCTCGATCCAGCAGCTTAACCAATCGACACTCGACGCTGTGCTGAAGGAGGCGGCGGTTGCGGCATGAGTTTTTACGACGAGATGTGGTCCCGGATTTGCGCTCCTCCGGATCGACGTCCGATCTGGCAGTGGGCCGAAGAACACATCCGAGCCATTCCCTATTCCCCCAATCCGGGAGCCTTCCGGATTGAGAACTCCCCCCAGATCAAAGAGATCTTTGAGGCCATTACCGACCCACGGGTGCGGCTGGTTTCGATCATCGCGGCCGTCCAAGCCAGCAAGACCACGGTTTCCGAAATCGCACTGGCCTACGTGATTGCCAACATGCCCGGGCCGACACTCTGGCTTAACGAAACCGACGAGGACGCCAAGGACCAAAGTGAATCGCGCCTCCAGAAGCTCTTCGATGTTTGCGAGCCGGTGCGGGCCCTCTATCCCGCCAATCGGCACCAAAAGCGCAACACGACCATCCACTTCGCCAACGGGATGACGCTTTGGATTGCGGGAGCCCACAATCGCACCAACCTCCAGCGTCGGTCGATCCGCTGGCTATTTGGCGATGAGACTTGGCAGTGGCCAACCGGCCACATGGCGGAAGCCGAGGCGCGGGTGACGGCGTTCGGGTGGCTGGGCAAATGCATCTTCACTTCCCAGGGCGGCGTGGAGGACGACGACACCCACCGCAAATTTGAGACCACCGACATGCGCGAGTGGACGTTTGCTTGTCCGCATTGCGGGCACCGGCAACCGTTCAAATGGGAGAACATCGAGTGGTCGAAGGACTGCAAGGACGAGAACGAGCAGTATGACTTCTCGCGGGTCCATCAATCGACTTCGCTGCGCTGCGAAGCATGCAATACCTATCTGCCGGACACCGACGAAACACGGCGTCGGCTCAACGCGACCGGCAAGTTTGTCCCGCAGAACCCGAACGCGGCCAAGGAAAACGTGGGATTCCATTGGAATGCGCTCGCCACCATGCCTTGGGGCAAGCTGGCCGAGCTTTACCTGCGGGCAAAGATCGCAGCCCGTCGTGGTGATACTTCCCTGCTCCAGCAATTTTACCAAAAAAGGCTCGCGCTCCCCTGGCGCGAATACGTCGAGGATTTCAAGATCGAGATCACCAAGAGCGGATACCGGATGGGCGAGCCGTGGGACGAAGAGGGCGGGGTGGACCAACGGGGCAACGTCATCGCGCAGCCATTGCCGCAATCAGGCAGCATCATCCCTCTGCGCTTTCTGACGGTCGATGTGCAGATGGATCACTTCTATGCGGTCGTGCGATCGTGGACGCCGCAAGGATCGTCCCGGCTTCTGTGGTGCGAGCGAATCGGGACGTGGGAGGATATCGATCAACTCCAAGAGCGGTTCTCCATCCACCAGAGTTTGGTTTTCATCGACGCCAACTACAACAGCTTTGAGGTTTACCGGCAGTGCTCGCACCGTGGCTGGACCGCCCTGATTGGCGATCCTCGCGCCACTTTTGTCCACAAGGCCGCCAGTGGACGCAAAGTGGAGCGGTTTTACAGCTCGCGAAACCGCGTGGCGGTGGGGCGAAATCGAGGGTGTTTCGTCCATCGGTTCTCCAGCCTCAACGTCAAAGATTGCTTGGCCCGCCTTCGTCGCAACCAAGACCCGTCCCTTGGGCCCACTTGGGAAGTCCCCGATGACGTGCCGGAAGAATATCTCGCGCATTTGGAATCCGAGCACCGCGTCAAAAAAGGAACCCGGTGGATTTGGGAACAGATCGGAAATCGCCCGAACCACTACCTTGACTGCGAAACCATGCAGACTTGCGGGGCGCTGATGCTCAAACTGGTTGGAAGGGAGTCTCGGACTGACGGGACCGAAGTGGACGAGCCGATCCAGCCCCAAGGGGATGGTTTGCCAGTGGTTAGGTAATGACGGCCTTCACGGCTGGACTCCTTGTCGCAGTTCGTTGATCTGCTCGGCGCTCAATTCGGCGGGTTTGCCATGTCGCTCCCAGGTTTCGGGTCTGCGCCCAAATCCGAGCTGCACCGAAAGGCTCGCCTTGGGCATCTGGATTCCGTGCGCTCGAAAGATCAGATCGGCTTCCGGGTATTTGACGCCTGCGGCCCCGAGGGCTTTAGCGACCGCGCAGGCCGAGAACCCGAGGATTTTGTTTTTCCGAGCCTTGCCGTTCTTCGGCGTGGGTGACGTTCCCCCTTCGATCACCTGGGCGGCACGGTTGGCTTCGAGGATCGTGACCCGGTGGGTGGTGGCCTCGGGCGTCTGCGCCATCGGGGTAAATTCCTTGATCTTGGCGTGGCGTCCCCGCCCCTCGAAAGTGACTTTGCCGAACTCCAACTTGCCGGTGCAGCCCGCCAGAATGTTGATGTTTTTGATCGAATCGATGACCGGCTTGCGACGCCCTTCGGTGTAGCGGAAATGCGTTGCGCCGCGTGGCGGCTTGTGGGTTTCGAGGAGGGATTTGGTGGTGGCGTTTTGTGGGATGGTTACGGTGTTCATTGGGGAGTTTCCTTTCTAGTTTGGGTTGTCTCGACGACCGACCCACCCGGGCCGGTCCATTCAAGAAGGTGGTTGGGGTGCTGGCAGACCATTCCGGCCTGCACGAGAATGCCGATAAGCTTTTGATAGGTTTCGAGGCTCATGTGGCCCTTGAGCCGGGCACAGAGATGTCCGCTGGGGACACTGCCGAGATCCCGGATGCACTCGGCCAGGGCGAGGAGCGCCCCGGCTGCGGCCTGCGCTTGGTCCCCTAAATCAGAAGGGCGACTCATTGGTCGCCCTCCTCGGCTTCACGGTTGGTGGGATCGGTCTGGCCTTGTCGTGGCAGGGCGGATTGGACGATGGTAATTTGGAACTCGCTGCCGTCATTCATTCGAAGAACCACGCCCCGGTTGTAAGTGAGAATCCCAGCTTCTTTGAAACTGACGCTGGAGGCGATTTCGGTGGCCGTCGGGTGGTCGGTTTCGAATTGCAGGTCGAGGATCATGCTTTCAATGTCGTGCTCGTTCATGGTGTTGGCCTTTCAGATCAGGTTGAAGGTGGTGGCGATTTCGCGCAGTGCGTTGTGGATGCGGCTGGCGTCTCCGACGTGGGCCCAATTGACCTCGTCGGGTCCGATGCCCAGGTGATCGTCGAGGTGGCGACCGATCAGCGTGTTCAATTCGCGGGCACTGGCGAGGTGGTGACAGAAAGCTTCGAGAGCCTTTTCTTGGTTGGTCTTGCGGGTGGTTTTGGCGGGTGCGATTGGCGTTTTCATCGTGGTCATGTCATTGCTCTGAATCGAAAACAGCCCAAGGACTTTTTGACATTTTTCGGCAGATTTATTCTCCTCGAAATGAGGGACTTGTGGGCAAGCTGGCACACTTACTGCAGGCGGCGTTTTGGGCCTCCCACCAACGCAAAATCAGCACTGCATCTGCCTCATTGTCGTCCCGCACCACACGTCCCCACGGCGGCGGCAGGTTGGCCACCGTCGCAACCATCGCTTCTTTGCCAGCGTTGCCCGCCCCCGTGGCAAACTTCTTGAGCGTCCCCGTATGAACGCAGGCAACGTGGATGGACTCCGATGCCAACCAGACCGCAGCTCGGAGCGACGCCCAAAGTTGGCTCTGCGCTTGGCTCGACAAAAACAAGACGTCCTCGAACACGACGGTCTCAATTTGGTGGTCGCCGAGCGTTTCCTTGATCCGATCCCGCAGACGGAAGAAGCGCAGATCCCCAGTTCTCTCTTGTCCGAGTTTTCGTTGCTGCCGGAGCTCTCGGGGAGTCGCCAGTAACCAACTCCCGGAGATTACCGCTTCGGGCTTGCGGATGGCCCATCCCGTGGTCGTGCCGAGGTCCAGTGCCAGTGTGTTGCCCATCGGCACAGGCCAAAGTGTCAATCCCGGCCCGTTGACACCCGTAGGATTGGCATGTCTGACCCATGCGCCGAAATCAAACCGAAGGCACTCGCCGGGGGCATCGAAGTCTGGTGTGCCTTCGATCAACTCGTTCCCGTTGACGAACTCCGACCTAACCCACGCAACCCCAACAAACACCCGGATGGGCAGATCCAGCTTCTGGCCAAGGCGATCAAATACTTCGGCTGGCGTCACACCATCCTGGTTTCCAAACGCAGCAGATTGATCGTAGCCGGGCATGGTCGACTCCTGGCTGCGCAAAAACTCGGCACCCCACTGGTGCCGGTTGACTACCAGGACTTCGCTTCGGATGCCGATGAGATGGCGGTGCTTGTGGGTGACAACCGGCTGGCCGAGCTGGCTGAACCAGACTCCGATGAGATCGCAGCAATCCTCAAAGAATTGGACGGTCAAATCGACCTCGACCTGACCGGTTTCGATTCGACGGAAGTAGAAAAGCTGCTCCCGCCTGAGGACAACCTCACCGAATCAACTGTTCCTGCTCTTCCCGATGAAGCATTCACTCGTCCCGGCGACATCTATGTTCTCGGAAACCACCGACTGATGTGCGGCGATTCCTCAAAGACAGACGATCTGGACCGGTTGCTCGATGGATCTCGCATCCAAATGGTCAACACCGACCCACCCTACAACGTGAAGGTCGAGCCCCGCAGCAACAACGCCATCGCTGCGGGCATGTGCTCGGACAGTCCGCTGATGAGCCCCAATGCCCGGAAGTCGATGCACCACCAGAAGCTCGATGTAGAACGCCATCCGGAAAAATCCAAGGCCACCCATAAAAAGCTGCGGGCCAAAGATCGACCCCTGGCCAACGATTTCGTTTCCGAGGAGGAGTTTGACCGATTGCTCCGGGCATGGTTTGGCAATATCGCTCGCGTCCTCGAACCCGGTCGTTGCTTCTACATTTGGGGCGGATACGCCAATCTCGCCAACTACCCCGGCGCGCTGCGTGAGTCCGACCTCTACTTTTCCCAAGCCATCGTCTGGGACAAAGAACACCCGGTTTTGACCCGCAAAGATTTCATGGGAGCTTTCGAGATCGCCTTTTACGGATGGAGAGAAGGGGCGGCTCACCAGTATTTCGGCCCAAACAATGCCACCGACCTTTGGCACGTCAAAAAGGTGAACCCACAGTCGATGGTCCACCTGACCGAAAAGCCGGTCGAATTGGCGGTGCGGGCGATGGGATATTCCTCCCGCTCCGGAGAGAACGTTTTGGATTTGTTCGGTGGCAGCGGTTCGACCTTAATCGGCGCAGAAAACTGTGGGCGTAAAGCCTTTCTGATGGAACTTGATCCGCTTTACTGCGACGTGATTGTTAAGCGTTGGCTCCAGCTCGGGGGTGGCCGCAAAGCGATGGTGATCAGGAACGGCGAAACCATAGACGTCAGCGACCGCTTCCAAGACGATCCGGTTGACTCCGCCCCGCAGGCGTGAGTCACGACCTCCTTGCAATCCGGGAAGTCCAGACCAAGCTCAGAGACGCTGGTTTCTACAAAGGAAAGATCGACGGCCTCATCGGCCCAATGAGCCGAGCTGCGGCACGTTCTTGGGTCGGCACGGCACAACCAGCCGCTCTTGACGAGCGCAGCCGGGTCCACATTTTCGGCGGCACCTGGAACGGCTTGGAGGTCCACTCCCTGCATCAACGTCTTCAACCACTAGCCGAGCGCCACATTGGTCTTCTTCGTTCTTTGATGGACGCAGCCATCATCTCCGGCCATCGAACCTACGCCCA